ATGAAATTTTCGGACTTCGATTTAAATAATCTGCCTAAGCCACTAACTGATGAAAAACTAACACAACAATTAATTCCTGCTCGCTTTATTCCGGAAAAGCCAGAGGAGCTTAAGGATAAGAACGTAGTCTATGTTTTCGATAGTTCGGACTCATTCAATTTAACTTATGATGAATTAGTCGAGATCGTGGGTAAGGCGAGAAAGGCAGGGCCTAGAATGATCCCAGTATTGGGAACAATAGGATAAATTAAAGCCCTCACTTAGAGGGCTTTTCTATAATTGAAATGATGGTTTTATGCTTGGACTGACAATCTACATATTTTCGCCGGTCATCCACCATCACCTGCAGTACTTCTTTTGCCTGGCCAGACTTTAATTCCAATAGATCAGGACAAGGTGTTTTAAGGTTTGCTGGAATTACCAGCGGCATTGACTGCTGACACCCCATCGTCATCAAAGCAATTAGTGTGGATATAAACAGGACGTTCCACGATCTTTTGCACTTCACGTGTAATCGTTTCGGTTTTAACGCGCTCAACTTCTTTTGATTCTTCATATTGTTCACCTGCTTCGTTGGCCAGCTTCTGTGCTTCCTTTTCAGCATCAAGATATGGCTTTAGCTTTTTATTGATTTTGTCCTGGCATGTCGTTTCAGCTTTTCGTAAATCACCGGCTAAACGATTGGCCTGAAATAGCTGGCAAAGAATCACGATGCATAGCACGACGATTAAGGACCAGCGTTTGTTGTTCCAGATCAGCAATAGAAATGGCATCTAGTTCACCCCCATGCATTTGTTGTAACGCTCAACTTGTCGAGTCCATACGCCATAGCAATTGTTAGAACGAATACTGCAGTCGCGCTTGGCCACATACTTCCATTTCAAAAGTGACTTACACGCTTGGACATATTCATGTGCTTTCAGATGACGAAGCATTGACGATCCAGACCATGCACCAGTGCCGTATTGATAGGTGAAATCAAGATAGAGATCATATTCAGGCTGTGAGATTGGAATATTCAGAACCGTCTTATTGAAGCGCTGAGCATCTTTATCCATGTGCAATTTGAGATATTCAAATGCTTGTTTGCGATCAATCGCCGGATCAGTCATTTTGACTCGTACGCCATTTGGATAGACCGTTGTGCCGTGGCCGATGGTGGGCACATCTCCTTTAACCGGAATCACTGGTTTTGATGTATAGCCTTCTTTTATTGCTGTAGCTTGCACCTGATCATCACTTGGACCAGTGATCCACATTCCTGCAGCAAGCACCAGAGAAGAACCAATTACATAGTATTTAGTCTTGTTTGACATCGTAATATTTCTCCCATTGCTCTACTTTTAGTTTGTGAATCTCATCGGCTCGTTTATTTTCCAGTCGTTTGTAGTACCAGTTCACAACGAAGCCTGCTAAAGCAAGTGCGATACCCATCCAAGCAAGGACATCGACTGAAGCCAGCCATGCCACAAAACCAGAAGCAGCCCCCGCGTATGTTGTTTTTGATGCAGCGGAAGAAACAGTCGCTGCCATTTCCATTACTGCTGTTTTCTGATCGGACATGCCGCCCCCAATTTTTGACATTAAAAAACCCTGATCTAATTAAAGATCAGGGTTGGTGGTGGTTTGTTGTGTGTTATCGAAAAAATGCATTAAGGGAGTACTACACTAGGATTAGACCACGTGTCTCCATTGAAACGACCTCCCGCAGCAAACGCTTTCTCGAACTCCATATCATCGAGTAGTTTAACTTGTTCAAATGTTCGCCCTGATTTTGTTAAATCTTCAATATAGACACGGTAGATAATGATGGATGGTGAGGTATTTAATGCTTTACCGCTCTCACCAACGAATGGTGGTTTGGAACCAGCAAAAATATCAAAAGTATTTGCTGCTGTAATACCCGCGCCTATGTACCCGGCAATAGCAGTCTGATGGAAGTTTTCAACCCCAACAATACTGCTATCTCTAAAATTCTTATTCAACCGCGATACATTTTTTACAGCATTCACTTGAAATGTAGATAACGATGTATCAAGTGTTAATGCCATGTTGTTGCCTGAACCACGGTAAAGAATAATAGGGGCAGCGCCTACCTGCGCTTGAACACTACGAGTTGTTTTTGACCAAAAGCTAAAATATATATTTGGGTTTGCCCCCATAATTGCTGTAGTCAAAGCCTGGCTTAGTGCCCCGTTAGACTTAATACCAAAATGAGTATCTGCACCCAGATTTGTTGCGCGACTTTGTGAAGCAATTAAATGAATCCCTCCTTTGCTACTCAACTCGCGCTTCAAATAAGAATTGTGTTCATCATCACTAGCTGTCCCTTTTGAAAAAACAAACCCTGATGTTGGGCTATATGCTGACAATAGGTTGGGTAAAACTTCACCAATCGCAGGGATGCTACTTAACTTTTGTTTTCCAGCATCCCATAAGAACAACGAGCCTTCTCTACTTTCTATCGGATCATATATGGTGATATAAGGAGCTTTGGGGTTATTAATTAAAACGTCTGTCTGTATGAGTGTAGTCATTAAATATATTCCAATTCGATTAATTTATTTAAAACTTGTTGTGCAACAATATCGTAGTAGTAGTCATTTCCATGCACTGTACCGCTATTCTGACGCAGCGAAACTGGTGTTGTTCGATTAGCAATATCTATTAAATCCGCGCTTGTTGGTGTTAATCCTGCGTCTGCTAAACCGTAATCAACCATATATTGACGAATCGGAATAAAGTTTTTTCCGAACTCTCTTAAAAACAATACGTCGTCAGCATCTTGCTCGAAGTTACCACCCGCACGGCTCATCACCACATATCTTTTTTCAAGAGGCTTTAAGCTATTAATAATGGCTCTTGCATCTGCAATGGCTCGATCAGGACTAGCCTCAGGATTATTCTGACCCACCCAAATAATATGAATATCATTTTCACCATCTTTGCTTATTGTGCTGTAAAAAGGCGCTGGTCTATTAATTATTGTTGCGGTTTCAGATGCAGTTCTACGCGAAATTGTATAGTAATTAGCATCATCCCATGCAAGACCACCGTTTGGCTTAACTACAGAAATTTTTACAGGGATATTATTAATCATTCCGTAAATCATATTCGAATTTTGTAGTAATGGGCGAATAGGGTGTCCTCCAATTTCTTTCAATGTCACCCGTACCGCGTCCGTTGTTGCAGGAAGAACACCATCATTAATAATAACGGTGATTGGATAACCACCAACTCGTGCTGCAATTGTTGTTGATGTTTCTCCACCAATACCTTGATTAACCACATTTGCAGTTTTGCCCAACTCCGATAATTTCGTTTTAAGACGTGCTGGATATGTCGTAAGAGTAACTTCTGTTGCTCCGGTTCCAGCGGTCATAGAGTCGCCATCGCACCGAATATTCAATCCACTAACAATCTGGCGCTCTGTGTCTTGATAGGTGCTTTTATATGTTGTCGGCGGAGGTACAGTTGGGCTAGCTGGTGAATTAAAACCCTGTTGTGTAAGTCCATCAATAATACATTGAATAGACCAAGCTGAGGGTAAACCTTGATCTGTAGACTCAATCCAAGATCTCTTGCCATCCATATCAACCACCTGAAAAGCAAAGTTTTCGGATACGAAACTTTTTAAACCTTTGGCCGAAATCTCATTTACAATACGAGTCTTAATTGCATTAAAAATAGACTCTGCTGCAAAGTAATCTGGATTACCGTCAAGCCCAATTCGACTAAACGGTGCAGTCTTGCCGTCTGGGTCGACGATTGCGTAAAGCAGCCCTAATGCTTCCAATGTATCAACAGGGATTTTGTCAATCTCTTGATCTGTATACGCCATGCCTTGTACTAATGGATCGTAAGCACTCTTCGTCAGTGTTGTGCCGTTCCATTGGTATGTTCCGTTATTTGCACCATCATTAGTGACTTCAATAGCAGTGTTCGCAGGCAATGAAGATTGTGATGCTTGTGCTAATGCTAGTGTTGTGTAGGCTTTTCTACCGCCAGCATAGGCTGCAAATGTAGTATCTACCTCTGCTTTTGTGTATGTGTTTGATTGGGGTGCTTTTAGCGATAAAGCACTGTCAACTTCAGTTTTTGAGTAAGTTGTGTCTTGATTAGCCTTCAAATCAAGCTGTTCTTCCACATAAGTTTGATCAGCTTTTGAATCAATATTCTCCCGCTCTTGCGCTAAAGATTCTAGAATTTCTTCGAGATGTGTCTGAATGCTTTTGCCATCTTGTGCGAAAACCACACCTGCAATTACACCCTGGAATACACCTGGATTGGTTGCTGCATTTAGTGTATCGGTATAGCCTTTTAACGCATCAAATAACTGCTTTTCGCGCACCTGTGCCAGTTCGTCATAGTTAAAATCATGCGTCCGACGCCATTCAATTTCTTGCTTCAGACGTGCGAGAATTTTTGCATCTACCAGATTAGATTCTTGTAGTACCAGCCAGATTTTATCCAGGTCAAAGTTAATTGTTTCTGGTCGGAATGAGTTGTCATAACTTTTAAAGTTAGTCTCGCGATCCAGCTGAGTATCACGGGTTAATTCAACCAGATCACCTTCGTTTGGTGGAGTGTTAAAAACCACAGTATTACCCTGGATGCTATATGCACCCACTGGTGGGATTTCTCTATTCACCATGACGACCAGATCTTTTGGATCTGGTAGATAGAACGTGATTTCAAATGAGTTATTTGAACCCGTTGCTCGATATTCCTTGTACGGAACTTGTTCAGGTACAGACATAATGCCCCCTAATTTTCAAAATCTAAGGTGGCTTCAACAACACCACCGCTTGTTCTCCAATTAGGGCTTTCATTGACCTCATTATTTCTGTGTATTTTGCCTACGCGTTCCGGCTGGTCTACGATTGCGCCTGCCGCTGAGTCCATATAATCGTCTGGTTGATTGGCTACGGCTGGATTCCATTCACGCATCTGCTTGGCGGCTGGAGCATCTTCTTCTGTGCCATCTGGATTGGCAATCACAAGGACAGAGATATGCGCCCAAAGCAGGCCGGACATAAGCGGCCCTTCAAAACTTTCAAGAATGCGCTTATTTTTATTCTGGGATGCATGTCGTTCTTCCACGCCACAACGAAGTTTTCGTTTCTTCAAAGCTGCTTTAAGTGAGGAACCGGCAAAGCCGCCAATGCCGTTAGTCTCAATTACAATTTTCGGCACATGGAATTCTTCAATCAGATCGCAAAGCTGCCATACCTGACCACCAATAATTTCACCATTTTCATCAGTAATAATATCGGGACCAGTCAATGCAATGGATCTATGCCAGTACTTATTCCCCAGATCGTCATGCAGCACCAATGCTGTAGATGAAATATCTGATTTAAGTTTGCCTGATGATGGGTCCCACTTGGCAGACATTCCCACAATACGTCGCTCACCCAGCACCATGAAGTATTCACCATTGGCGCGTTTTAGAACCGGCTCACAGTCATAGGCCAGAATCTTGTCTGGATCAAGACGTACATCACCAATAGGTTTGGCATGCATCTGATACTGTGAATCCCATTCATTCAGGGTTTTACATTCTTCACGACGGAATTCCATTTCTTCAGGTGTGAAGCGTTCTTCCCAAAGCCCTTCGGAATAGAAATCCACAATATAATTTGATTCAAGGAAAGTAATTTCCCAGACATTTTTTAGCTTGCGGCAAGTGTAATGCTCACCTTTATGCAGGTACTTTGCACCAACACCAATACCCGAGAAGCTATGAACAGGATCAAAATCAAGTAAAACCTTCTGACCCTTTTGCGTATCCTCAAAACGCTTTTCGTGCTCAAACATCTTGAGGATTAATTTATCTACCTTTCTTTGTTTCTTGATCTTTTCATAGAGTGAATCGTGGGTATGCGGTGTGCCGATCCAAAGCTTTTTTGCACCTGGTATGGCAATGTGTGTCTGCTCAGATAGTTTTTTCGGCAGCTTTTCGCGCTGTTCCGGATTGGCCGTGGTCTGTGGTGTCTCAACGTCATCATTCTGAATGAAGTGCGCACGATGGCCTGTGACACCAGAAAGAATCCCTTTGGCCAGCATGGTACCGTATCGAACATCTAGCGTACCATTTACAAACCAGCGTTCAATCTCCCCCTGACGAATGCTGACATTATGATTATCAATACACAGCGGATGCTTTTCCAGTACATCACGTGTGCCTTTTGAGCATTTATATGCATCTGAATCAGTTGTTCCCTGGTGCAGAATCTGTGTGTGTGGCCAGCAGTAAATTACCCAGGCGTTAAACACGTCCAGAATACTTGACTTGGAATGCCCACGCGGAAGCATAAGCAAGCCTGTACGACCTTTAAGATAAAATTCTTCAAGGAAAATACAGACCTGAACATGGAATAGCGGAACTTTCCAGCCTTGCAGCTCAGCCCAAAGCAGAAAGAACGCTAAGAATGAAATCTTAGGTTTAGTCATTAGCTAAGGCGTTGTTTAAGTTTTGCGGCTTCTGCTTCGGCTTTTTTAATCAGTTGCTGTTCGTATTTCTCCTGAGTTTCTTTGGTGGCGCTGATCGGCGGAATCTTGCCTGATTTAACATCCAAAACACGTTGCAGGGTCGCCATAACGCCAGCTTGGTTTTTGACGATGCCATACAAAAAGGCTTTATCCCCACGCCCTACTTTTGTTCCGATATTGGTAGCAATCGCTGCTTCCGCAGTACTGACCATGTCGTCTGCAATTTCTTCAGAAAGTAATTTGATTCGCTCTACCTGATCATCACGCATAAAAAAATCCCCCGTATATAAGCCATATATACAGGGAATAGCATTTGCAAAATCTGGGTGAAATCTCTATTGAACGGCACGCTCAAAATCAGGCATCTGAATATCACCGACATCATCACCCCAGAAGCGCGTCCGGTCGTGTTGACGCTCAGCTTTACGCAATAATTTTTCACGGTATCCTGGTGCAATCATGTCCTGTATTTCATCAAATACCATTCGATTAGTCGCAGCTTTGGTGTACCACAGGTTTTGCGCAGGTATCTTGTTCTTGAGTAAGCGGAATGCTTCATTGGATGCGTTGGTATCCTTGTCATCGTAATACTGCGTCAGGTTGCCGACGGTCAAACCGAGTACCGCTTTAACGTCTGACCCTAATGGACCTACCATAAAGTCCGAAGTACTACGCCCTGAAGTGTCTGTACCAGCAACAAGAATATCGCCAAGTATGGATAAGCCACCGCCTTGAATCGCTGAACGTGTCCAGAAATTCATAGCCTTTTGCGGATCATCACTATCCCACATGGTAGAAGGATCGTTACCATTGGCCAATTCTTTCAGCTGTACAGCCAGTGCGCCAAGTAGTGTGGTCATGGCAAATAATGAAATGCCATAAGCCGCTTTTCCTTTCACCCCATCCTGTGCCATTGCGCGTGATCCATGACGCATCAAGAATGCTGCTGGGAATGACTTAAACTGAAGCATGGACTTCACCAACTCCCCCATACCTGTGCCTTTTCGCTGCCCTGCGCTCATCCATGTACGTTCACGCAATCCGGCTTCAACTACGGCCATTCCCTGCTCATCCAGCAAGTGCGCCTGAAATTGTGTGGCCACTTCGTCACGCACCTTTTGAGGGTCACCAAACCTAGTCAAATCACTATCTGGAATTTCATAGATAGAACGTGCAGACATTAACTGATTGCCCTTACGATCCACCACCGGATCAGCCAGGCGCATGACTTCCCATGCTCGTTCGTTCAGTCCGGTTTTCTCCATGAGCTCACGATCCATTGCGTCCAGATCGGCCCATGCTTTAGATCGGGTCAAAGTGCCGTATTTATGCATAAGCATCTTGCTAAAGCCGACTTTTGAAGCTGCTGTGAGTGCATTTAGGCCAGATATGCGCATAACCTGTGAAGCAATACCGCTGGATACCCGAGCCAGTTTCTGTGACTTGCCATGTACAGAAGTCAATCCATCATCCGACCAACGCGCAATACTACCTAGCATTTCTTCTGTGGCCAGACCTAAGCTGTGCGCCAGCTGCCGATCTTCTTTATTTTTCGGATTAAGCTGTGAAATAAGTTCACCAAAAGTTTTACGGTAAGCAATACCATGGATCGATGCAGTCTTGGCAATCATGGCCTGATCGGTGACGGATGAAATTGTGGTACCACCCAGCATGGATGCCACATTCATTGACCGGTATGCTAAACCCATATTGGCCAGCACTTCGGATTGCGGTGTATTCTGCCCTGAAAACTCGTCAAACATGGTCTGTGCACGTTTGCGTGATTTGCCTGTGTCGTTTGCATCAATGCCTTTTTGCCAGTCCTTTTGCTCTGCCGCATCCATCAATATGCGCATGGCATTTTTAGGACTACTCCCCAGATTTTCCACCATAGCAATATCTTTGGATAAGCCGTTAATATGTGCTTCCACCAGGTCTACAAACGGCATGCCACCGAACTCAGCCTGATATTCCATCCACGATTCAGCATCTTTAAAATGCAGTACCCGGCTTTCAGAATGACGGCTGGTGACTTTGGAATTACCTCCAAAGGACTGCCGGCCTATTTCAGTTTTATTAGCACCGTTACTGCTCAGGGTATCGAATGAGTATTCGAGTAATTCTTTTAACTCCACATCAGAATACAAACTTCCGTCTGCATGAGTAAACTGATTGCGGTCTTGTCTAGATATAACAAAATCAACCCAAGCCTGTTTTCCCGCCTTGACGATTTTTTCTAGACTATGAGTCTGTGGCAAACCCCAATTCGTTAGAGTTCCAATATTCCCACCACTTCTATTGAATCTATCTTTCATTCCATCAAATACTTCACCCATCTTATCGCTGATCTTCTTGGCCAATGGGTCGCCAGTGTTATCACCAAAGCGCTCACGGACGATTCTCTGTACCAGTTCTGCATCGGTGAATACGCCTAAAGCACCTTTTACATTGGTGTAGAAGTCCACCAGCTCACCACGGTAAACAGATGCAATGGCACGTGCTTTAGAGTCAATCGATTGAACGCCGGACATATCTCCATGCGGTGCCACCATACGGTCTACCACTTCACTGGCTGACAGGGTTGGATGATCCAGCTGCGCAAGGTTTTTGTTCTGAGTGAGAATGTCGCGTGCAGCAATAGCATGCTTTTGTTTTAATTGCGCCTGAATATCCTGTGCCACAAACTCACCGGCTTTCACCAGTTTTTCAGCATCGGATAAATTGCGCCAGTTCTGGATATCCTGTTTGGCCAAAGACTTCATCGCGTCCTTGATCCGGTTTTCAATATCGGTGGCTTCTTGCTGGTTTAGTGTGGCCTTGCCGAGTGCTTTAGCTACGGCGGCCTTGCATTGGTCTTTCATTATTCAGCCACCTCATATGTAGCTTCAAAAATATCAGGCTTGCATGGGTAAAACTCCCCCTTAACACCTTTGATGATGTAGTCGCCAATAGAGGCAATCATTAGCCCTTCAAGTGTTTTAATGTGCAATCCACAAGGGTTTTTATGCTTTAGGAAATCAACCTCATTGTTGTAGTGACGATGGGTATCTTCACCAACACCGATAAATTTTTCAACGTCGATAAAATTTGTTTCAGTTAATTGAATCGCGTCAATCACTACAGGTTTTTTACGGTATTTCATAATAAAAATGCTCAGATAATTTTCATCATCTGAGCATGTTTTTTAAATTGGTTTGTTGGGTAAAGAGAAATAGATCGATTTAGGTTTCGCTTTTTTCGACAACTAGAACAAGGCGTTTACCAAGCATAGCTCCCATTCCTTCAAAAATTGAATGAGCTGCCCACTTATTAAAAGGTGTTAGGTTATTCTGTAGATAATTACCACTAGAATCATGGTAAAAAAAGAGTAAAGCGCCATTATTATTGTATGACTCTTCTATCAATTCGATCTCTTCATTCGTATCTTGAAAACGAACTTTTACTTTATAAGCCATTAACTACCCCTAATATTTTTTAATTGAGAGAACAATCTAGCACAGCCTAATTATTCCCCAAACTGTAAAGCACAACTAATCGCTGTTTCCCTTGCGAAAATATCTTGCTGTGCCTGACGTGCTTCAGCTTCCAGCTCATCCAGTCGTTCACGTAAAGACATGGTGATTTCTTCCATTTCTCCATCAGGACGCATACGGCTGACTGAAATCTGCTGATCCGGATTCTGCATAATGATATCCAAGGCGGCTGATTCTTCTGGACCATCACCAAACAGCGAACCTTGTCGCGGATCTCCCATGGCATCAATCTCATCGATTTTGCCTTGGATGTTCTCACCAATGGCTTTTGTACTACGCTTGTTTTGATCAAAGACATTCAGGAAATCACGCGCACCAGGTGAAAGTCCATCATCGATGAGCTGACCTTGATTTAAATAATCTGGTACGGTCTGGCCATTGGCTTTCAGATCACTGAGCTTTTGCGCTGCCTGTGCCAGATCCTTGGCCAAAGTGTTTTGATGTCGACCACCTTGTTTCACTAGGCTGTCCAGTTGTGCCAATTGCGGTGCAGCACGTAACAAGGCATTCAATACAGTCTTGCTGTCATCATCCAGATTCTCAGCCATACGGCCAATCAGTGATGAATCATCATAAGCACGCTGCATAATCGCAGATTCAATACGGCGTTTTCCTTCCTGGCTTAAACGTCCGTCACCGGTAATCACTGTGCCCTGTTCTGACTTTGGCAATGACCCCACAAAACCGCGTACAAAGTCCATAGAGCCATCTAAATTGATTGAGCCATCATTGTTGATCTTCAGCAAAGAAGCATCAGGCAGACGATCTGAGTCGCTCACAGCACGTTCGGTTGCGGAGTACTGCGCCACATCGGCTTGATTGGCAAGTTGAGTAAATTGCACACGGTCAGTATCAGTTAAACGTGTCCGGACTAAAACAGGATTATTGATGCCAGCAATATCAATGCCGCGCTCTGCTGCATACTGTTCCAGAAATGCCCGATATTCTTCAGCACGGCCCGATTCATAAGCCTTTGCAATGGCCAGCGTACGTCCGTTGCCTGACTCCACCACGTTATCCATGCCGATAATTGGAGCACCATTAGATAACATATTGGACTCACCTAACCATTCAGGATTCAGGTTCTCAGCCATACGTTCAATCTGTTGACGTGATGCTTCTCGGGTACGGTCACGCGGTTGTAATTCAGATGGATAAAGCGGATTGACTCCATAGGCGAGATCATTAGATGCAATCAGTTCATCCAGTGATTTGACCTCATAAGCCATGTCATAGCTTGATCCATCCATGCCGATTGCAGTGCTGGTACCATTGCCACCATATCGAGCGCTTAGACTGTTCCACTTATTACGCCATTTGCCAATTGCTTGCCCGACCGTCATGCCCTCCATAGCATTGTTTTTCACAATGTCATTGGCATTCTTTGGATCGTACTTGCGAACCACATCAATCAGCTTTGCATTAGGATCTGCTTTTAATATTGCAGACGCTCCACCCGGTCCCAGTAAATGCCCTAAATAATGCTCATGCGGTTGTAGCTCACGGCCAATGCTTTTCTTGATATGGCTTTCTGCCTGCTTCATGTGCTTGAAGCCGATACGGATCTGCTCGTCAATATTCGCCCGATCACCACCGCCTAAGTTCTTCCAGGACTTATCCAGTACCTGAAATAAACCGTGCGCAGTAGATGTTGGGTTTTTGGCTGTATGGCTAAATGAGCCGCCAGTTTCAATATGGGCAATCGTTAAAGCTACATTTGGAGGAATCCCGGCCTGTTGTGCTTTACGTGCAATCGTTTTGGCATTGGTTGGTAGAGCCATGGTGTCGTAATTAACAGGCTTCTGCTTGTCCTCACCCTTCACCGGATGCACCACGTTTACCGGTCGACCCATGCGAATTGCTTCAACAGAAGCATCCAAGTTTTTAATATGGTTATTGGCCTGAACCGGATTGGCTGGCTTCACTGGTGCCAGCGTATCTTCAAACTCCAATTCATTCAAAACCAGTGCAGCACGTTCTGCATCGATCTCTGCGCCCAACTGTTCAGGCGTTTTGTTCAGATAGCGATTGGCTCCACGTGCTGCACCAAAAAACAGAGTATTCAGTAGTAGATCTGTGCCAACCGTTTCAGCATTGATCTCGTATTTTTTCGCCTGTTTGTCGTAGCCCTCAGATTCCAGCACCTGACCTGATACCGCTTGGCCACCAATGGATAGACCAGATGCGCCACCAACGGAAAGTAGACCATCTTTAATAATTCCACCTGTGCCTTTAAAACCATAAGACATAGGCAAAGCCGTTGATACCGCAGCCACAGCACCATCAGTCAAAGCAACTTTTAAAGCGGTTTCTTCATCCACGCCGTCACGGGTCAGGTCGCCATAAACATAATTAGTTTCAGATCCGCCAGTGACAGCTGCCGCACCTGCTACGCCACCGACCGCACTACCGACCACCGCACGTGTCGCATAGTCGCCTAAACTGAATGCAATATTGCCGACTGTGCCGGTATTCTCTTTATCTTGCAGATAATCAATCGATTCATAGACCAGATCATCACGTGCCTTTTGCTTGCGCTCTTTATAGGCAGAATATGGCTCGCTAAATTCCTCTTTACCCACATCATCCAAGGAATATGAAACACGGTCCACAACGGCATCGATCGGCGCAGCAATCGCATCACCGACTTTGGCAAAGCCAGCTGCCGCACCACGCAACGGTGCAGCCACTTTAAACAATGCGCTGGATTCTTCTTTTTGCTCAATGGGTGCATAACTCACACCTGGTGCATTAAGTTGATCAACCTGCTTTTGATCACTGCTTGAGTATTCAGATAGCCAGTTACTCATTACTTGGTTGCTCCCTGCATATTGATCCGCCACATCACGCCACCCACTTGCAACGGCGCACCACGTTCATTGATCAGGTCATATTGGATTTCGCCTCTCTTGGATCGCTTGTCAGATCGGCGTAGGCGTAAATCTTGCAGTTCGGCTGTGCTGATACCAGTGGCCTGAGAAATCGCGGCATAGCCTTTGCTGACTTCACTTTCAAAACGATCATCATCCATACCGTAGGGTTTGGATACTTTCCATGTTTTATTGCCGGTACCATACTTTAAGCCTTGGTCATATACGCCACCTGTAGCCATACTTAAAGCCGCATTCGCAATACTGGTTTCAATGGTTTCGTTTGTTCCACCTTGTGCATTGCCACGTTCCATCAAATGCGCATAGATCGATTTGAATGTTGAATACGTCATATTGGCAGTTTCGCCAGATACAGAATTACCCACATATTCATTAAACTTTGTTTTTAGAAGATCATCTTTCGGCATGATCAGCTGCTTATTCTTAAGCGCCTGAGTACCGGAAATAATCGCTGCTGCTACATCTTCACCATCACGTGAACGATAGTTGTTAGCACGCGCTACACCCGCCATAAGGTATGTTAGATCACCACCGCCAAGCTGCCCCATGGTTGCAGACCAGATCTTGCTACCATTGGGTACGCCTTTAGACTGGTTGATGAGTTCGCCAATGAAGTCCAGTTTGTCATTCACAGACTTGGCTTCAAACGCTTGTTTGGCTTCTGGTAGATCTTCTGAAGCAATGGGCTTCACCACAATGTTTGGATCTTTAAGCGCTAATTGGCTCACGCCGTTATCAATCGCTTTAGCCGCAAATGATTTAGGATTGGCTTTTAGTTCACCAGCATTCAGGCTATGTGTTTCTAAACCTGCTTCACGGACTGCCTGATTTGGATTATTTTTTAATGTTTCTGTCTTTTCCTTATGGATAGACTCGTACACACCTAAAATCTTTTCCTCAGTCGCTGGATCTGCTGATTTGCTATTGGCCATAGCAGCTTTCTGCTGATTGATACGCTTCAGCTGCTCGGTTGTAGACAGGTTGGAAAACTGCTGGAAGTTATTTGATTGTGATTTGTAGAAGTTATATTCAGCTTCATGTTCAGTACCAGCAACTGAACCGCCTACACTTGCCAGATAATCATCATCCAAGGCACGACCAGTCAGCACCTGAGATTTAAAATCATTCAGAACTTTGCCGGCTAATTGCAGACGCTTATTTTCCTCAACTTCAACCTGTTTATTGATGGCTTCGATCCGGCTTAATGCCTGGGCTTTCTTTTGTTGTAGCGTTGGGCCGTCTGTATAACCAAAACCACCGTTATCCATTTCAGTGACAAGCTGCTGCAGGCTGGCCGTGTCCTTATTTTCAATGGCACTGGTGATACGTCCGTCAATATCTTGCAAATCACGTGCGCCTTGGTATTTATAAATCAGCGCCTGTTTTTGTGCTTCTGGTATGTTCAAGCTTTGAATATTGGATTTGACGTATTCCGCACCGGCTTCACGATCCATACGCGTACCGATCTCAAGATAACGATCAGCCAGCACTTCGCCTTTTTTGTTGTCAGCACTCAACTGCAATGGCAGGAATGCCGTCGCATTACGACTTACATTGCTGGACCAGTGCTGACTTAATGCCTGGTGTGCATGCCCGGGCAGCTCACCTTCCATATCTTTGAAACGTTTTTCAGACCATTGCTGTAATGTTTTATTGGCTACATCAGCATTCATTGCACCGTTGGCCACATCGTTTTTAAGCAATGTAACCTGCTCTGATAGCTCTGTAGTCAGCACATCATCTAGCTTAACTTTGGCTTCTTTCTCTGCTAGATCATTGTGATAAAGCTCTGCACGTTTGGCAGATACATCGGCTTCATCGGATTTTCGTCTGCGTTCATCAATAACGCCACCAATGGTTTCTCCAATTTTCGAAAGACCAGTCATTGGAGTGTGTTGCTGCATAACAGGCCGGGATGTATTGCGACCTTGAGATTTTGGAATTAACGCCATTACTTCCACCCTCCTTTTGGTGTTGCCGCACCGATGAAGTCAGAAGCTGCCTGCATTGCATAATTATTACGCTGCATTTTTCCCTGAATACGAACTTGCTTGGCCTGATGTCCAGCATCTGAAATATTGATTGATGCGTTATAGGCTGCATCAGAAATATGCTCATCCTGAAGCATTGCTGCTGCACCTACATCAACATTCACACCATTTTCCGCAGCCTGTGCACGTGCTGTTGAAGCATTGCTTTTGCCTTGCCGCTTCATCTTTTCGGCTTCTGCACGTGCGACTGAATTGATAGTTTTGGCATTACCTTTGGACACAGCATCTGCCATTTGAGCATTTGCCATGTTTTGAACGCCTTGCATGATTCCGCCTGGATTGCACATGATTAGACCTCCATTTCCAGCACATAGCCGACCAGTTCAAAGCCTAATGATTCATATAGACTTACAGTACGATCCGCATGAATACCGGTGATGGTGCCGACCTGAATACGGTCAGCCTTATTCATAGCCGCCCATACTTTGAATGTTTCAATCAGATCACTGGCTGCACCAGATTTACGATACTCAGGCAGGACATAAAGCCCCTGTTCATACGCCAGTGTTTGCCCTGTGCGCCAGTCAGTATCTAATGCACCAATTAATGTGCCGACCGGATTCGAGTATTCATCTGTTACTATCAAGATTGATCCGTGTTTATCAATCAGATAAGCAAATACATTTCTAGCCCGCTTTTCATCAAAGCCCTGTTTTTTAAAGCGTGGTGATTCATTGGTCAGACGCTTGCCCCAGTCAACAAGCGTGTCTAAATCTTTTAGTGTTGCTGCACGTACAAGCATCTTTATCTCTCATTCATTGATACCAACATAGCTACACTTTGGACGTGGAAAGGCAGCGGTTTGTTGTGTGTTATTTTTAATTCCATTTCGTGCAAGGTCGACCAGCCATTCATGCTGACGCTGACCGGTCCTGTATAGGTTAGATTCTGGAATGCAGACTGGTTAAATGACTTGTGTTCCAGATCGTACTGATTGCACTGGCCACCAATTGAATTGCGAATATATAAAACCGTTTCATGCGCCTGGATCTTATGGAACATTGCAGTATTGGGAACTTGGCTGTGATCCGGTGGCAGAAACTCAACTTCCATATTGAACGGCTGGCCAGCAAACCACGTGCCGGATGTTGGCTGGTTGTCATCGTAGAAATAGCCATCTGCATTCTGGAATCGGTACTGTGTGCTGTTATGCAGGTTTCTGTTTGCTAATGCGCCGTTATGTGCAATCTCACAATCCATGAATGATGTTTCGTCCAGCTGCTCAAGCACAACCGAAGTTTTACGCTGAATCAGCATGAAACACAGATCATTGCCGGCAGCTTGTGGCAATGCACAGATTGATCGTACAGATCCGCCAAAGTCATGCTGTGCCCAGGCATTCATTTCCTGATCGCGGTTTAAAGTGATACTGGCCACCATGCCATCATTCAGCACCATCCAGACCAAGCTATACGGCGTTTGCTGATAGGTTAGTTCCTTGATACCGCCATGGTCTTCAGCAATGTGTGGTGCAATGGCTGACAGCTCCGGACTGACCAGACCGTCTACTTCATAACGATAAGACAGCGCACGTAGACGATTACCACCACGCTGGACAAATAGCAGCTCATTACCTACCAGACACGGACGAACATTGGACTGTGCGCCGTAGGTTGTATGCTGTTCGATCTGTGCAGATGCAGGTGTGAATGCACCGGTTGAACTAATCAGGAACTCAGATCCACCAGTAAGCGCCACCACACCACCACGCTGTGCCAGGTGCAGAATGTTGTCTGCCTGTGCGGATGATGAAGCCATAGAAAACGCGCTGGCATCGTCCGTTGCTTCTAGGAAATCACCATCGTTACCAATTGCACTAACCCATAACTGATTCGGGTTGTTCTTGGTATTGGCAAAGACCAGACGCTGTTTGAAGAATGTCACCGTGGATGGGTAGCCAGTCTCTGCAGTAAACGCTGCAGTATTTAAGGTCCATGATTTGGCAATGGCCTGAACGTCTGCATTGAGTTTGACTAGCACCTCACCTGAAACCACTGTACCCGATGTGATCGTAGTAATACGGACTTGGCCACCGTTGATATTTACGATTGCGCCAATGTGAGAAACATTAAAAACTGGAATGTCATACCAAGCGACTTCCTGCCACTTATCATTCAGATCCGTCGGCTCGGATGCAGAGTTATCTGATACCGCTTCCCATGTTTTAAGCAGGTGAATAACACGCTCACCAATGATGTAGTTTTCAGTATTTTTCCAGTTTGGATATGATGAAGCAGTCAATGTGATGGTTTTGCCAACATCTGTGCCATTTGGCTTTAATGCCACGTTAGGTGTAGTGTTAATTTCATCCACCGGTGCGGTGACAAAAGTGAATTGATCAAAATTCCAGTTATCAAAGTCCTTGCTACAGACCAGACGATGTACCGGATGATCACCTTGGACAAAGAACATGCGATAGCGTGAGTGTGCCACCTGGATCTGTGTAACTTTAGTAGCTGTGTTATACGGCGTACTTCCTGTATGGACCACGGATTGCGTTAAAGGGTCATACACCTGCAGGGAATTAATCCCCAAGATCAATAGAAACGGGTTATCCGAGTTCGGTACAAAAGGAATCAGGCGCAATGCACCAGTGAAGATGCCGCGATATTTAGTACCTGGTCGTTTCTTTGCTCCCCCCTCTACCAGTGGGATTGCATTCAGTAGTTTTTTAGCGCCGTTGGCATATTGCTGCACATCAGTTCGAGTATGCAGTAACGGTGACAGCTCACCACTGGACAGGTTGTTTTTGAGTAGCCATTGCTTCATTAGTAGCGACTCCCGATATAGCGTGATTCCTCATACACGATGTCTTCAGAAGGTCGTTCTTGCGCATTGATTGTACGTGCACGCTTGATCAGATCACGATACTGCGCTTCTGCCGATTGCCCTGCTGCATCACTACCGGTATTCGGTTTACATAGCTTTGCGGCCATCTTGAGTGACATGGCTTCAACCAGCATTGAATCCCAAGAATCTTCGTTATCGTTGTCAAAGATATATTCAAGATTGATCCGATTGGTATTGGCCAGAATGTAGCGATTCTCGACTTCGTATTTTTCAGTATTGGCGCTGATGATCCGGATGAAATCACGCGGCAATGGGAAAGAATGGGTATAACCAAAGGCCGGATATGTGGTGACTGGCGCAAGAATGGTACGTTTCTTTGCACACGACCAAGGATGATCACGGAGAATGGATTTCCGCACCTGGTCATAGATATTGCGGCAGCGTTCAGCACGTGCCGTGTTCTCATCAAAAGATGCAATATTGCTATCCCCGATCAGGCTTAAAGCATGATTGACGATAGATGTTCTGGTTGTAATAGACATAAAAAAGCCCTCAAGTTTTAATGATCTTGAAGGCTTCTTTGGTTAGGTTTGTTGGGTGTTAGCCACGGAACAAGCGGTAGCCTTCCAGTTCCCAAAGTTTATTTTCTGCCTGCTTCTCAGCATTGCTAAGAGCCAAATGCAAACCAATACCAGCATCAAAGTTTTCTTTATTTACGCAACCACTAAAGCCCGTTGCTAAGAAAAATTTACCATCAAGGTAAGCATGCACAAACGTTGAAGTTGTATCACCTGGCTGCTGCACAGTCACATATGCAACACGATCCATAAGAGCTTCGATCTGATCTTTAGTCACACGCGGTGCTACTGCTTTTTCTGCTAGTTCTTGTTCTGTTACTGCTTTACTCATTGTAATTTTTCCTATTTAACTTCTTTCAAACAATTGCGGCACTCTGGCTTGGCATCAGTACCAATCTCAGTTGCACCATGAAAACCAAAAAGACACATCAGAAGTTGAATCATTTTGGCTGCTCCTAAAAAAAAGACCTGACACCCCATGCCCAAGATGCCGAGCCAAAGCCCCTTTAATTAAGCCGGTGTGTAGTCAATCGCTACGACTTTCTTCTCATTGGCACGTGCAGCACCAAATGAATGAACGCCACCAACCTGTTTTACGTTCTTCTTATCCGGACGAGTCGAGATATCGAAGCTGGTAATATCTGCATCACCGAAATGAACGGCAGACTTACAGTACATTGCTAGACGTTTGGTTCCGACGGTAGCGCCTTGCCCTACTTTTTCATAAGCAACCCAAGTCACACCTAACCACTTATGACCCACTGCGCCGTTCTGCAACATCTGAACGTTGACGTGATCCGAGTTGGTCAGCACGGTGTCATTCAGGAATGCGTTAAGCACATCAGAGGTGTAAGTGATAAAGATTTCTTCACCGTTCTGCTCATCACATTCGTTCGCACGGAATAGTGATTTTGCTTTGGTGATTTGCTGCTTCAGCGTACCGAAAGCCGGTGCAATGATTTGACCTGCTGGCAGGTTCACTGTCGAAACAGTTGCTGTGCCGGCATCGTCTACCACTTTGCGAGTCACTGAGCCGACAAGCGCTGAATAGATAATGTCGTCAATCTTGCGCTCACGTGCGCTGATCAACAACTTCATGTATTTGTCTTGCGGCATTGCCTTTAGCTTAGGCAGGTCACGCGGTTCAATTGGAATGAATAGATCCCAATCAGACATTAACGCGGTACGTACACCTACATCTGGGTGAGTCCACTGAGTGTCACCATAGCGAGCACCAGAAGCCTGCATTTCCACTGAACCCATGTCGTTGACGGTGAATGATTCACCTTCAATTTTTCCACGGTTCACAACGGTTTTAAGCAGTCGTGATTCGTTTTGCTGTGCCGCAACGTCGTATGTGTCATGGAACTGTTGAACAAACGCCGCTGTGATTTTGTTTTGGTTAGCCATTGGCTAAATCCCCCTTATTGATATTGCTTCGCATAAGCCTGTTCAACCTGCGCATAGACGCGTTTATGGTCTGGGTGCTTGTCGTTCAAGTAGGCTTCCGACTGCATTAATTGTTGAATGGATTCTCCACCGTTTTGCTGTGTGTTAAATGGCGGTGAATCTTCCTGAATATGCTTGCCAATAGCGGCCGCCAGCTTTAACGCACCGATTGGCGAGTCTAGATCCGAAGCCTGAAAACCTAATGCTTCAATGGCCTGTTTAGCCAGATTCACATTTGCGCCAAAGTCATTACCCCATTCTTCCTGCAATGCTTCCATTTGCACGGATTGATGCTGCTCATAGGCTTTAACGACTGCTTCAACTTGCTTGTTGGTCATGCCTTCAGCATGGAATGATTGCAGTACTTCAGCGTTATCCGCTTTAAATGCATCAAAATCGAAGCCATCAATTGAAACGCTATAGGCATCGGCAGATTCTGGTACCGCTTTTGCTGGATCTGTTTCAACTGGTGCCGCGTTTGGTTCACCTGGTGCTGGATCTGCTGGCGGAGTGCCCGGAGTCGGTTGTGGTTCTGCTCCCGGAGTTGGTTCTGGAGTTGGAACTGGTTCAACTGCTGGTACGTTCTCTGGGTTTGGGTTCTGTTGTTCATCCATTGTCTTGCTCCATGTGTGCTAGTTCTAGGCTCTCGTCATAGCGAGGGTCATTTGCTGTGTTAATTCGGTTGATAATGAAGTCCACGACTTCGGCACGACCTAAACGGCGGCATGTCTCACGTTCGTTATCCGTGAAAGCATTGCGTTTAAATCGCACGGTGAGTTCTTCTAAAATTCGTTGGCCATTAACGTCCATATCGAAATGCATCTGATAGGTCAGCGCCGTTGGTTTACGATGTGAACGCCATTTGACGTGGTGGCCAAAACCTAATTCGTCCTCTTGCTCCTGGAGCAGTTCTTTAAATTCCTGATCAGGCTGGGCCTTAAGATTGGCAATATCCTGCTCCAATGCGAAAACCTGCCCTTGTAGTACCTCTGCTCGTTCCCACTCATGGTGCTTTTCATTGCGTAAGTTGCTTGATGTTTTTAGCTCATCATCCCAGCGCTGCTCATAATCATCAGCAACCTTATGAGCCTCCTTCACACCTTCATTGAGGACATGTAAACCGACACACGCAATCAGTAAAAGAATTGCTAAAACAGCGATAATTAAAATCATTGCATCACCTCACTGACCATTTGTGCTTCCAGACCTTTACCCATGCCCTGTGCAACTGCACCTGTCATCTGCTGCGCCATAGCTGCTTCTTGTTCCTGTGCAGCTGCCTGTTGTTGTGCCTGTGCTTTCTGTTCACGGTATGCCTGAAGTTCATCAGTGGTACGCATGATTGAAGTTGGTGCACCTAGACCAGCTGCTAAGACTTGCGGTACGGCATCAAGATTGATGTTGTCCAATGCATCCGGAGCGACTTCAATAATTGATCCAAGTGAAGCCATCAGACGCTCAATACTGGCCACTTCCTCAAGCTTTTGAGCACGTGCCAGGGGTGAAATAAACTTGAATGAAAGATTGCGTCCCTGTAGATCCTCTGGTGCTTCGCCTAATGCTTCTGCCCGATATGCCAGACCAAAAGCACGATCAAGGATAGGAACAAGTAATTCAGCCTGTGCACGGCCATATAGCGGCCCAAGTTGCTGCCGGATCATATCGACACGTGCATAAATCTCTGCTGCTGTAGGCGGTGTGTTGTAGTGTTGCTGCAGGCTGTCCGCCATCAACTTACGGCGGATGCTGGACTGAATCCGATCTAACAGCGGATCTGCGACCTGAAAGCCTTTTCCACTATCCAGGCGCTTCATTGAATCCACCTTTCCTGCAGTAACGATCTTGCCGCCACCGATACGCACAGTACGTGGGTTTAAAATGCCGTCATCCTCAGCAATCCAGAAACCAAGTACATCAATCTCAGCACTGCGTAAGGTGTCACGCATCAAGGCATTGGCTGATTTAGCATCTGGTAACGCCGTGGACATGATGCCAATGCCATACACGCTGCCTGGAATCTTTCTAAAACGTGGTACCGCACATGGGAATTCGTTATAGCCGGATTCCTTCAGGATATTTTTTCCATCCACTTCCACATGATATGAAGCGAACGGCATATTCTTTGGCAGCAATACACGGTTGGTCATTGATGCCTTGACCTTGCGTGGTTCAATCACATGCACAATCTTGAAACGGTCATCTGGTCGAGTCTGGTAAGTGTTACGCACGGCATCACTTACTTTGTGTTCGCCAAATTCACTGACCAGCTGTGCAGCGGTTTTGGTGTACTCGCGGTAAATCGTATCTACTTGCCCGTCTGGACGTGTAGAAGCAATAAAGCATTCACCAATTGGCCAGCACTGGTATGTAAAGCCACCACCTTTTTCACGGTCAATGTCTTGATAAACCACACCCCAGCCAGCAACGGCGAAATCAATGATCATGTCGTAGATTTCACTGTCAAAGTTTGCGCCGTGGATATTGCGAAATAAGAATTGTGCGACCTGTTCAAGCCAGTGTTCACCTGGTGTAAGTTCTGCTTGATCGTCCATACCATCAGGCACAGCTTTAAACCAGATCGCGTTTGCAGGTGTGGTACCTGCAATCAGGTTAGATACAAAGATCAGGATTGATTCGGCAGCAGTAGAATCCAGCAAATCAGCACGCTGTTTCTCTCTGGTGCCTTCGGTACCTGAACTACCGCTAAAACACTGTTGGCGCTCAGGTGCTCCGTACTTGTAGCATTCAGTCCAGTGCGCTTCGTATTTGGCACGTTCTGCCCGAAGCTCACCTAACCGTTTGCAAATTTGACTTGCTCGATCACTCATGCCTTAACCGCCTAGTGTTGATTTCTTATTGCTATCACCAGCACTCAGGACTTCCGATGCTCGACGCTTTTTCATGGCAGCCTGTGCATTGTCCTGTTTTGATTGCTGGGCTTCTGGTGAGTTTTCAGCAGCCTGGTCTTTGGAGTAGTTCTGAAGGTTTTTACCAAAGTCCTTGATGCTACCGCCAAATAAGCCTCTTAACTTTCCACCACACATATCAGCCTCCTAACGTGCTTTTCTTCTCGTCCTGAGAAGATCCAGAAGAAAGCACTTCAGAAGCTTTACGCTTTTTACGCTGTGCCACCTGTTCGTTTTCCGCTGTCTGTGCCTCTGCTCGGGCTTTGGCTTCCGCTGCCTGAGCGTCATAGCCCTTGGATGCTGCCTTGGTATCAGTCAGGCCAATGGCATCCGTTACAGTGCTAATGGCCTTACCTACGAATCCACCGCACATGGTTAGTACTCCTCGGTGATCCAACCGTTAGGGCCTACAACTTGGCGCGTACGCTTTGCTGTTGGGTCGGTAGGTGCATTGGATGTAGGTGCATGCTGTGTAGGTGGTTGTGCTGCTTCACCTTTGGTTTTTCGCCATTGAAGGAATTCTTCATATTCCTTTTTGGCTGCCAGTTCTTCTGCAGTTGGTTCAACTGGTGTACCTAGTGAACTAGTTTCATTAGTAGACTGGTCTTGTGATTCAGCGCCTTGACCTGTGATGTGCTCTAACGCTGCATCGGCCTGTTCTGCTGTGCTGACTGGTTCCGGTGCTTTCTCTGGTGCACCTGGTGTATTTACTTTGCGAGCTGCCATAAAAAAACCCTATTCAGTGGTTGATTGAATAGGGTTACTGTGGGGGTATGGGTGTTGGGGTTTGTTGGGTGATTAAATCATTCTAAATTTTTTTCTTTCTTAATACCCTCGATATCGTAAATCATCAAATGATATTCAATGACATTGTTACTAGATCCGATCAGGATCTTATTAAGAGTATTTATGTGGTCAATTCTATTTTTATGGTCCCCTTTACTTCCCATCAAACTAGCTTCTGCTAACTCAGCAAGCAACTTTCTATTATTTTCTAGTTCTATTCTTTGTCCTTCCAAGCTATCCATATTCTTTTTTATAATTGAAGCATCGGGGTCTCCAATATTTAAAAGTTTTTGATAGATACTTTCTAGTTCTTTTTGCAACAATGATAACTGAATTAGCATTTTGCCAATTTTCTCAATGTTTTGATTTGTCATATTTATAATATTTAAATTAAGACTTAACTCCTCTTGTCTTACTGCTAAATTTGTTTGCTGATTAGATATTTTTATTTGCTTTAAAACTTTAAAATATCCCAGAACTGCGAAACCAAGAGCTATTATCCCAATAAAAGTTTGAACTTGACCAGAATTACTCCCCAACCAAGCCCATGCATTGACAATACATTCCCACATTAAATAAATCCTTATTATAAATTGATCGCCATTCTACCTAAACTTATTAAAAAAATTACTATTCTTCGGCCCCACATACTGAATCCATCCCCACAATTCACGCCAGAAGAACCAGTCATTGCCAACGTTCTTCCACGGCGTGCCGTCATGCTCGATATGCGTGTAGTCAGGTGGCATGAAATACCCCCTCTACAGCGGTGAACTCCTTTCCGCTTTCATCAGTCGCAGTAATAATTTTTAATCCACTACGACGGCCAATATCTACTTTTACAATGGTTAGCTTGCCTTGTGGTTTCCAGCATGGACTGTCGTGCGTTACAGTTTGGCCAACCTTAAAATCTCTCACAATCCCAACTCCCGATCCAACTCATCAATGACCTGATCACACAGGCCGCCGTCTTCAAAAATATCCATCTGGCCAATCTTGTACTTGTATGTCATCCATTCACCTTCCAGTGGGTAGCGCACAATGCCTGTCTCTGTTTGCCACAGCAAAATGAATGCATGGCCGTTGTCATAGTTCGGTACACCACCACGCGCCCATTCTGAAACTGTAGAAGCACCAGACACCGGCAGAACGTCTGCAATCTTTTCGTGTGTCCAGCCGCATTTGCCTAAGTCCAGAATCATTCTGTTGAAGTCTGGACGCTTGTAATTTCTAAGTTTTAACTTGAACTCTTTGACCTTCTTTTTGGTATGCAGATTGATAAAACGCGCGCGCGCGCGAGGGTCGTTCGTATATACCCCCTCTCCACACTCCCCACCAACCAGTTGCAGCCCCATAGAACTTCCCATAGCAACCCCTATATTCACTTTAAATTTCCATCACTTTTATTTTGAGTAATCCGCCTTTAACCACATTGCCCCGGCGTACTATCAGCTCATCAAACTGTTCGTCATCTACGCAAAATTCACACTTCACCAGGCTATCAATCGTTGCTTTCAAATAATTATCGATATCCCGTCTTAACCGATTCGGAAAATGAAACGTCACCTCCAGTTTTAACCGTGCTGCTGTTCTGGTTGGCGGTACCAACATACTGACCAGATCATGAAAATCTCTTGCCTCATCACTCAACTTGAAACCGCGTCCAGATTTCTTCCAGTAGTGGTTTACCGATGGAGGAATGGCCGGCAAATTAAAATCTAAAATGACTTTTCCACCCCCTACGCTATTTAGCTCTAGTTTCGCGTCTACGGCGTTTTGTTCTGCTTCATGTGTCTTTGCTTCAATTTTGTTTTTAAATTGCACTGACGCGCATTCCTTGCGTAAATTGTGCTTATTCAAGTGAACTTCTAACTGTTTTTCACTCCAACGGGTTCCAGTCATGTACCAGCCCCAAACAGTTGTTTTGATTTTTCAGTTGGCAGGAAGCCTTGTGGGTATTTTTTATCGCCTGTGATGTATCCAAGCTTCTCAAGTGATGCCAGATACTTCTGCACAGTTCTTTTGCTTACGTCTGAAACCACATCATCCAGAACATCCTGCACATAGGTTTTCTGCCTACGGAACGTAATGAACAAAACGATTTCAATCGTGAGTTCAAACATGTGGCCGTGTGATTGACTGATACTCATGCTGCACCACCTGTACGATTAAAAACACCTTTCACTTTTGCCGCCAATTCAGGTGGACATGGCACGCCTTTACGATTCTTCTCGTTATGCTCAATCGCTACTGGTTTTACCGGTGGTACATACATCACTTGAACACGTCCGGATTTTTTAGCTTTATCCAGGTAATCGCTGTAAATATCTCTGAATGCAAAATGAGCTGCTTTCTGGCCTTCGGTTTTGAGTATGTGGCGTACTTCATCCAGTGCACGTTTGGCCAAGGTCGTAATCTTATTGGTTGGATCTGCTTCAAAATTTAAAGCTTTGGCCCATGCTTGTTCAGCTGTCCACCAATCGCCGTCATGCACACACCATGAACGAAACTCAGGAAGTGATGGGCACCATTTTTCAGAATTCATACGCTCTAAACCACGATGTAATTCTGCAGGTTTCAAACCGTTCAACACCGTGCAAACAGTGAATTGCAGCTCTGCTGGATTGATATATCCGTATTTTTTATCGAACATTTCACCGTACAGTGCCTGCATCCGACCTAAGACCTGATCTGCAATCTCAGCTGGAAAATCAACAACGAATGCGTCCTGGAATAATTGAATATTGCTCATGATTCACCTCGTGGAATTACACCTTGGCCATAACGATGGCGTTTGGGTTGTTCAGCCTTAGGTTGTTTTGGATCTGCCTTCGGTTTTGCCGGCTGGTAATTGCGTAACCAGTTCAACCAGGTGGTCATCCACTTTTGAGAAATGCGTTCAGGTTGACCAACTGACCATTGCGCCAGCTCTTTGAGTTGTTCAAGTACGATGTCTTGTGACAGCTTTGGAAAACTCACAGCTGCTTGAGCCATGAAATCCTGTTTGATTGGGTAGGTCCCAGATAGATCTTTCAGCGTGTACAGCTTTTGATCGTCAGAGTGGTAATCAATAAAATTCAAAGCACCACGATCCTGAGGAACAAATTCAGACGGCGCTTTATTCTTATTATTTTCTAAAGATTCTATAGGTGTATCTATTGTGTGTTCCCCTAGTGAACTAGTTACTAGTGTCGTAGGTGAACTAGTTTGGTTCACTGGTGGAACTGGTGTCGTAGGTGAACTAGTTCCCTTAGTGAACCGATCTTTGATAGAAATCTCATTAATTCGATAAGACTTCATGCCTTGTTTTCCGCTAGCAACAACACTAATAACGCCGTATTTAATAAGTTCCTTTAAGCCCGCAGATACAGTTTTACGGCCCAATTGACGTGCACCTGGTAGATCACTGCCCTGAAGTTGTGAGTAGCTGACAAAATCAGACTCCTTGTTATGTCCGTTAATGCGGTTTTCCAGCTCCGCATAGACGTTACGTGCAGCATCACTAATGAATGGCCACACTTCTTTTCGATACAAGCGACTAGACATAACATAGCCCTGATCGAACTTATCGCTATACATGTTCTTTCCAGCCCCTTGTGCTGGTTGTGAAGGCTTCTTAAACGGAATTACTTGTGCAGTATTCATAGCTTCACAACCTCCCCGATACGTGTTAAATTCAACATTCGTTACATGCCTCATTTACTTTCTGAGTGAATGGCAAAGATGCTCATCTGTTCCCGCAGATGGGCATTTTTTGTGCCTGTATGTTTTGGTGTGATATCCCTGATCGGGCGTGGCGCAAGCTCTAAACGGAATGTATCCGCTGTATACGTGGACAGGCTTAGCTCTTCAGACAAAAATGAGACATAACTTTCAACTTGTGAAATATCAGCAATGATCAATGCTCTTACATACTCAGAAAATGTTTGGTTGCGTGTCTTCCCAATTGCGGTGGCTTTTGCCTTCTCCATCCCTGTGCACCGAACAGTGCCAATTTCAGTTAATTTTTCCGACATGCCCTTTACCTCACGCAATCTGATCACGCAGTTCGATCCAAATATCTTGATAGGTATCTGGAAAAAGTTCTTTTCTGGTCGAAAGGCCACGATCCTCAGCAATAACAGCAAGTCTGATTTTTCTTTCAGTAGGGATTTTCTTCCATCCACTTACTGATGGAACTCTGATCCCAAGTAATCGAGCAACGGCAGCTGGTCCACCAAGAGCTTCTATAAGCTGTGCATCATTCATGTTGTTCTCCTAAATAATTATCCAATTATTAGGCATTCCTTATTTTTATTCAATAGGAATACCTAATTTATTTCGTGTTAGGATTTCCTAATGAAAACACTTGCTGAACGTCTTAAATATGCCATGGAAGTTTTACCACCTAAGAAAGTTAAGGGGGTCGAACTTGCACGCGCCGTTGGGGTAAAGCCACCATCTGTTAGTGATTGGCTTTCTGGTAAATCGAAAAATATGGAAGGCCCGAACCTGATTCGAGCAGCCCAATTTCTAAAGGTAAATTCAAAATGGTTAGCTACCGGTATCGGCAAACCTACTGATGAAGAAATAAAATCTGAGTTCAGCAACGTAAGTTTTAATAACCTGCCAGTTATGGAAATTCCTGTTTTGGACTTTGTTCAAGCTGGTCTATTTGGAACCGTTGAATATGACGGAATCAATCCTAAAGATAGAACCTATACGACTTATCAAAGTGCAAAACCTTCTGATGTCTTTGGTTTGACGGTTGAAGGAATGAGTATGGCACCTGAATTTTTACCAGGTGATTCACTTGTAATTGATGCATCTTTAGCACCACAACCTGGTTCATTTGTGATTGCTCAGAATGGATCCTATGAAGCCACTTTCAAAAAGTACCGGGTAATTGGCTATGATGAATATGGACGTGAAGAATTTGAACTGGTTCCATTAAACCCAGACTATCCAACAATATCTTCAAGAGACCATAAAATATCGATCATTGGTGTGATGGTGCGCCATGAGCGGAGTTATAAATAAAAGGGAATAAAATGGACAAGGGCAAGTTATTTTTTTGGATTTGGCAGGTTGGAAGCATTCCAACACTAATTTACTTGATGTTCTTTGATACGAATTACAATTGGTGGAATTGGATCATCTTAATTCCACTTAATATTTTTTTAGCTCAAATATGGCCTCTTTATTGGCTTCTTGAGTGGATAGGGTTTGTTTAATGAAATTAAGAAAACTATTAATTTTACCTATTGTACTCGCCTTTTTCTCTCTCCTAACGGCTTGCGTAACAGTTGCCAAGTTTGAAGCAAGAATGGATGCAAAGAAAGGTTTAAACAAAGCACAGCTGATTGAGGAAATGGGAATCCCAGATAGAGAATATACTATTAGTAACTTTGAAATCCTTGAGTACAATCAAAGTCAAACAGTATCAAGCTCTAAATCAGATACGTCAGTAGTGAATGGGTATTTGATTAACACTAGAACTTCAGTTCCCCATACCATGTGGTGTAGGTTGGAGTTTAAACTCGTAGATGATGTTGTTGAGAGCTATAGATACAGAGGAGATATGTGTAGATCTCGATAAAAGACACTAAATATTTAAACCGCCATTAGGGCGGTTTTTTTACACCTACCGAAAAATAAATCTAAAAAAATTAGGAATACCTATTTACTTATTTATTAGGATTGCCTAATATTTATCTCGTACCCAATAAAAAGCCCGCAACGGACTGGAAATCTAGCGGGCTTGCAATAAAGCGAGATAAGTATGAATCAATATCCATCACATAGCAACATTCCGGCTTTTGCTAAAAACGAAAGCAATACAAAGCCTGTGCTTTATCAACATCCTAAACCGTCTGAAATGGGCAAAAAGCCATTTGCTCAGTTCCTGGCTGACCTTCGTGATTTCATCATCTTCATCATTCTGGCTGTGTTCTGCTGGTTTGTGGTGAGTGCTTTCATCTATTCAGTATGGGCGTGAAGTAATGACAATTCTAGAAATCCATCCTAAAAACCCAATTCGAGTAAGCTTCCCCACGGCCTGTAAGCTGCTTGATGTGACCCGTGAATCACTTCGCCACACTATGCGCAAAGATCCAACGTTTCCACGCCCAATCAAAATGGGGACCGCAAAACAAGCTCCCCTTTATTTTGATTATGCCGAACTAGTTGCTTGGCACAACAGTAAGAAGGTGAGCCCATGAATGCCTACGTCAATCCTACCCGGATTATCCCGATCCGCGCTTCATCGTTAGGCGATCTGTTCGATTGCCCTGCACGTTGGGAAGCCAAGAATCTTTTAAACAAACGTAATCCAGCTGGTGCACGCACTCGCCTTGGTACTGCAATTCATGAAGCTGTAACTCAGTGGGATCACCTGAACCTGATCGGTGAGGAAGTTAGCCTGGAAGAATGCGAAGAAATTTTGCATCACCAGATCTGGCAACCGAATGAAGAAGTGGATTGGTCGGATCTGGACCAAAACTCTGCTGAGTCAATTGGCCAGTCATTGATGCACAAGTACATCACCCAAATTGCATCTACTCAGAAATTTATCGGTGTGGAAGTACGTTGTGAATCATTAATCCTTGCAGATCTAGGCATTGAACTCACCGGAACCATCGACCGCATTTATGAAAATGAAGATGGTGAATTGGGTATCTCTGATATCAAAACTGGCAAGGCTGCTGTAGGCAGTGACGGCGTTGTGAAGACCGTTGGCCATGCTCCACAGATGGGAATTTATACCGTACTTGCTGCACATGCTCTACAGGAACCAGTAACAGCCCCTGCCCGTATTTATGGCCTGACCACTGGCAAAACAGATAAAGGTCAGCACGTAGGTATCGGTGAAATTGAATCACCTGCAGAAGTACTGCTGGGTACTGAAGAAGATCCAGGACTACTGCACCATGCGGCAAAAATTATTAAACACGGTACGTTTTACGGCAACTCTAAATCAATGCTCTGCAATGAAAAGTTCTGCCCTGCGTACGCTACCTGCAAATTTCGTAAGTAATTAATTTTTTAAAAATAAGGAATACCACAATGACTTCTCAAGTAATGACAACTGAACAACTTCGTACTTCTCGCCAAGCTGCTCATGCTGCACCTAAACCGGTTGAAGTGGGCCTTACTTCACTTGAAGGCTTTGAACTGGCACAACGTATTGCGAAAATGTTGGCAGCTTCAACCATGGTGCCGGAAGTTTACCGCGATACATTGAAATTCAAAGATGGTAAAGACCAGAACGGCAACTGGCTATATCGTTCAGAACCAAATCCAAACGGCTTGGCCAACTGTGTAATTGCACTGAACATGGCTAATCGCATGGGTGCAGATCCGCTGATGATTATGCAAAACCTTTACATTGTTGAAGGTCGTCCAGCCTGGTCATCTCAGTTTGTTATTGGTGCTATTAATACTTCTGGCAAATATTCACCGCTTCGCTTTGAAATGGAAGATCGTGGTGAAATTGAAGTGACCTATACCACTAAAGACTGGAAGTGGAATGAGCGCGCTCGCAAGAGCTTGCCAGAGGAAAAAGTTCACACGATTAAACTGCGTAACATTGTATGTAAAGCCTGGGCAATTGAAGCCGGCACAGGTGAGCGTCTTGAATCTGCAGAAATATCGATGGAAATGGCAGTTAAAGAAGGCTGGTACCAAAAGAACGGATCTAAATGGCAAACCATGCCTGAGCAGATGCTTCGCTATCGTGCTGCCTCCTTCTTTGGCCGGATCTATGCACCAGAAGTGCTGATGGGTATCCGCACACAAGAAGAAGAACTTGAATCAATCATTGACGTAACACCTGAGCCAGTGAATACAGCACCGCAAACTTTGGACAGTATTAAGCAGAATGTTGTGAAAGAAGTTGCCACAGATGCACCTGCAGAAGAAAAACCAAAGCGCTCACGTCAAACTCAAACCAAGACTTTTACACAGGAAGTTGAAGCACCAGTAGAAGATATTCCGCCGGTTCAACAAGCTGAGAATGTCCAAAATCAAACATCAAATGAGGCGGCCGAAGGCGAACTAAGCGTAGATGAATTAAAGCGCCTACAGCAAGAAGCTGAAGCATTGGTACAGCAAAAGAAACAACCTAGTTCTGCGGAAATGAAAAAGGAATATGCCAAAGCCTTAAATACGGCGAAATCACTGGCCGACATTCTGGACATCGAAGAACAGATCGAGAATGACAATGCTTTGACGCAAACAGACTTCCAGTACCTGCAGGCGAACATTGAGCAAGTACGCACCAAGTTTGAAACATCACAAGCACCAGCTGTAGACCCGATCAAAAGTGGATCAGTTAAAAACGGTCTTACCCTCCTGATCTCTGATGCCAAGAACGGTGAAGACATTCGACAAGTTGCACAGCAAATGAATGCAGCTAAGCCGAATTTGACCAATGAGCATCAACAGGAATTACTGCAAGCCTACGCGCAGAAAAAGAAATTGATCGAAGATCAGTTCGATATGTTCCAAAGCAACTAACACGGATCTGGCCACACCTTCGGGTGTGGCGTTTAGAGGAATTTGAACTATGAACGCTCAAAAAATTAATGTGACAAACGTACTTCAAGGCACAACAGAACAAGTGGTTGATCAGATCTTCAAAGTTTTTATTGGCCAGATTCATGATCGTATGCAGAAGAATGACCCAGCTCAAGCTTTAGATTTTGCGTTTTTAGTCGCTGGCAATGGTATCGCTGCCTTATTGAATCAGGCAGCAGATAACCAAGTGGATGATATGGCTGGACTGCTTCATGAGATGGTGGACGAAGCTACTGAGAACCTGAAAGCAATGAAAATGAAGAAAAGCTGAGGTGGCTTGATGAATACTGAATTAGAAGTAAATAGCTTTAAAGCTGGCGATAAGATTGTGAGCATTTGCGGAGACTATGATGGTAGCTTGCTTGAAGTTGAAGCGGTGCTTAGTCGTAAAGGTCAGATTATTATATTTTTCGAATATGACGACACTATTTGTGATGCTTTAAGTTTGCACTTTAGACATACAAGAGACGCAGAGATTGATGCCGGCAAATGGATTGGGGTGGCATGATGGATATTAAAGAAGAAATATTGGCTCAAATGGATAGTGCATTAAGACCAGAATTTGACAAAGCTATCGACAATACAATCGAAGGAGCATTTAAAGAAGATGTCAAAACACTTGGGTTTATGGTAGCTAATTCTATCAAATGTCAGTGGGAAGTAATGAAGCCTCACTTATTCTATGCCTACTGTTTAGGTGTGAAAGCTCAGGAAGCCAAAGCCCAAGCGGTGCCGGCTCAATTGGATGTTAATTCAATACTTCATGATATTGATTGTTATTTTGATAGTGGCTTGAGCAATACGGAAAGAACAGCCAATAACTTGATTCAATCAATTTATGAAAAGTTAAGTGGCGAAGTTAAAGCACAGGAAAAAGCCAATGAACTTTGATGATGCTCAATTCCTCTGGTGCACCAACTGGTGCAAAGCACAAGGTTTAAGCCCATACGATGCAGCGAATTGGGCAGCTGCTAAAGCGGAATATTTGAAGGTTTCAAAGGAGGTGTCTTGATGGGTTTATATATCTCAACGCCTGAGTTGCTGAAGCGTTATGGAGTAACAAAAGGTACTTTGATCAACTGGCGTAATAAAAAGGATTTTCCTGAACCAGTGATCAAAGCACATGGGCGCTCAAGCAGCCGTTACGGGATCAAAGCCGTGGATGCTTGGGAAAGAGACAACGGATTGCTTGAATCACTTGAAATACAGCCTTTGATATCAAAGCGCTCGTAATTGTCCAATATGGCGCAGAGCTTGAAGAACCACTTTTCATAAGCCTGCGCCTGATCATCTAAATACTCGTGTAAATCATAAGTCCCCCACACTGCAGGTAAACCATGGCCAAGCATAATTTCACAGATATGCGGTGGTGCCAGTTCGGATATATGCGTTCTCATTGTTCTGCGTAAATCATGTGTGGTCCAGTGCTGGATCTCCACACCAAAACGTTTACGCACATTCTCATTCACATATACAGGGATAGTGGTCTGAAAGCTTTTGGCCAGCATGGTATAGGCTTTGCCTTTTAAGTTCGGGAAAGCATATTCACAGCTATCTGGTGATAGTGAAAACACATACTTAATGAATGGCACAATCTGCGGAATGATTGGCCGGATAATCGGCTTATGGGTACGATCCCCCATCTTGTGATTCTCAGGTGGTACGTGCCAGATCATTTCCTGAAAATCAAAGTCAGACTTCTTGGCCAATCTTAATTCTGAAACACGGCAGCCAAAGAACAGCAGCATGATAATAATGGCTTTGTTTTTTGGTGATATAGCATTGGATCGCAGTGAAGCATGCACCACCCAGAATATTTCTTGTTCTGAAAGATAACGTGAGCGCTTTACTTTCTTTACGTTTAGATCGGCTGCTCTCAAGTGCTGAATAGGCTGATGCTGCAATTTTCCGTGAATGCATCCCCAGCGCATGATCATTCTTAAATTGCCTAGCACCTTGATCGATACGGTTTTAGCATCTGCAGCAATATCAAAAAGCAATTGTGACCACTCTTGCAAAGATACGTCATCACAGATCCGTCTACCTATACGCGGATAAACGTGCAACTCAAAGGCACGATAATCATCCTTATACGAGACCTTATGAATGGCCACCGTATTAAACCAAAGATCACAAATATCTTTGACTGTGAGCTGTTTCAGATAGTCGCTTTCCCCTTTCAGTTTGAGCTGCATCGGATCCTTGCCCTGGTCTAACTCAGCTTTATATTTATGCACCTGTATCCGGGCATCTTTTAAACTGAGTAAGGGATAAGTCCCTAAGTCCAGTCTTTTTGCCTTGCCGCCAAAACGATAGCGATATTGAAAGACGATCTTGCCTTTAGGTGTAATTCGAACTGACAGGCCATCCCGATCCGTCACCACCTCAACTTTTTCACGCGGTTTCCCATTGTTGGATTTGAGCCAACTATCACTTAAAGCCAT